CATCTGCAGTATGTTTAACTGTTGCTTCAGATTGCGTTCCTAAATTTAATGAACCAGAAACTACTTTAAATACATTACCACTCAATCCTAAAGTATCACCAAATTTCTTTCCGCTATTATCAATAAATGTAAATACACCATTAGAACCAGAAACTTTTAATGACCAGTTTCCAGCATCCATTTTCTCTCTATATCTATTTCTAGCTACATTAATAAAATAAACTCCGTTTGCATCAGTTGAAATTGTAGAACTATTATCAAATTTGAATTTAGAAACAGTTGGGTCTAACAACATTGATTTATACTGAGCGTATGTTGATTTAGTTGGTAACAATGCGTTATCATCTAAATCCAATCTAACAGAACCACTACCATCAACGTGTCCATATGCCACAGCGAATTGAACTTCTTCACTATCTCCAATATTTGGGTCACTATTTAATATATTGTAATAATATTTTCCACTAGCTGCATTTGTTTGAGATGATGCTGTATATAATGCTGTTAATGAACCAGAATCATTACTCCACAATCCAGTTGTAACTACTTCTATTTTTGCGTTTACTTTATCAAATTCACCAAATCTTTTATAAAGACCTGTACCAGTAGTTCCAGTAGTTGCAATTTGCTGAGTAGCTGGAAGTGCCGAATTTAGTAATTGTACTATCGCATTTGAATCAATTGTACCAGTGTTAGCCAATGCTGCAATCTGCGAAGTTATATTTGGGTTTGTTATTTGTGCCATTTTCTTATTTCTATTTTATTTTATACAGATTGTTTGTATGTTATGATTACAGGTATAGTTTGAGAACCTCCAGTTTCATTACCAAATACAGTTATTGTTGTTGATACATCAATTGTTAAGTTTGGATTTGGAGTAAATCTAAATTCTAAACCAGTAACTACTTGTGCAGTTGTTGTAATTTCATCACCCAAAAATACATTTGTAGTAGAAGCAGATGCTGTTTTACTTACAGTTAATGTACCAGCTCTTTGGTCGGCCAATACCATTGTGTATCCAGCATTTTGATTTCCATTAGGAGATGTTGTTGGAGTTAATCCTACACCACCCTCTAATTGAGTTGCACTAACTTGAGTTACACCTAATTTAACAGTTGGTATTTGAGTAGTTCCTTTTGGAAGGGTTACTAACTTATATCTTAATACTTGAGTTTCATCAGGTGAAGCTTCCGTAATAGGAATTGCTCTGATTGCTGAATCATAGTATGCCGAACCCTTTGGATGCGCTGGTTCATAAAGCGTATAATCAATTTCATCATCACCTAAAGCGAACTTTGTAATGTTTAATGATTGTCCAGATGCTAACTTTTGTCTTCCTTTTTTTGTAAGGATTGCATCTACCGTAATTTCTGTGTTATCTAAATATGCCATTTGATATTGTTTTTTATCTATATTCTATAAATATAACTAATTTTTATTTTCAAATTAATCCACCTCAAGTATTGGTTCACCACTACCTCTACCAGTCTTAGCAACTTTAAGAATATTAGGATTTGTAGTGAATGTTTCTACTGGGTCTAAACCATCTGGTGTTGTTGCTACCGTTTGTAACGAACCTTGCCAAAATGAACGAATCATACCTTCACCCAAGTTATTTTTATATTTGTAATGGGTTGGGAAATATCCATTCAATGCAGTTACTTCAACTACTTCATTTCCAATAGATATACTTCCACTCCAATTAAGTGTAGAAACTTTATATTTGTATTTAGTAACTGCTACCTTTTCATATCGTTGAGCCTCACCTAAAAGAGCTCCATTAGTTGGCCATCCCTTTACTAATGTATTTACTTTTTGAATATATTGCTCTTTTACTAAAAAAATACTTTTTCTACTTCCAGAAGTTGGATGATAATTTCCAAATAATGGGTCATAGTTACTAACTATACCAGTACCATGTTTAGCATATAATCCAAATCCTCTATTTGCTAAAGAATCTTTATCCATACCAATTTCAGTAAATGTAAATGAATCAGCTTCTCCAACCAAACTTGCTCCAGTAGGACATTGTATTAAAGTATCGAAAAAAGGAGCGCTTGATTCAAATGTAATTATTTCAGATGCATTTATTGTTGTATCATAATTTGGATTAGTTCCTTCAAATGATATTACATTATTTGCATCAATTGTAGTTTCTTCATTACTAATATCACTTGTAAGGACTGCTACTTCTTCTACGTTTATATGTGCATCTTTTGGAATAGATTCACCTTCTAATATATAATTTTCATTAGTATCTATTGAAGTTTCAAAATCATTTCTTAAAGATTCAGGTTTAGACCAACGAGTTTTACTTCTTTCTAAATAATGAGGTTCAATTAATAAACCTTTAACTATATTTGTTCTAGCTGGTGCTAAATCTGATAATACCTCAAATAAAGATTTATCAATGTATTTAATTAATCTTATATATTCATAGATATCTCTATTATCTAATCTTTCAAAATAATAATGTCTTAATGTATCTAATTGAGAATATGTATCTTTATATTCGTCGCCTGCATCTCCAATATAGTTATCAATATTAAAATCACCAAATGCTTTTAGGATATCCATATTCAACTCCTTAATTGGAGAGAAAAATAATCCTAAACGATTTGTATCTATTGGAGCTCTATCAAATGCTTTTTTAGTTGCTCTTGTTTTATAAGATAAATCACCAACTAATGATGCTGATTCAAATCTAATTTTGTTTGAATAGTTAAATCCTAAAGATGGAACAGTAGCTGTTACAGTTCTATCATATGGAATATATTGATATGGATACGCCGATGCCGAGTACATATTACTTGCAGATGCAAAGGGTTCTCCATAGTTATCACTTATAGCAACATTTTTAATTCCTATATTTTCAGTTATGGTTCTATCTTTTGGATATTCAAAATCTAATCTGAACATTAAATCACTAGTAGATGCCATAAATGAATTACCATTGATTGCATCAGGAAATAAAGTATGGTTTTCAAATTTACTTTTTTGTAAAGGAACAGTCCAAAAACGAAACTCATCCAATTCACCAGCATATCCGTTACCACCCACTACTAAATTTGGAGTTGAACCTGTCCATTGAGAATCGTTATATAACATAGACATACTAACCGAAGTTATAATTCTATGTCCATCTGATGTACCTAACCAAACCTCATACCAAGAAGATGAATCAGGATTATTGTGTCTATTGATTGCTATGTTTGAGTAATGTTCATTTGAAAGTGGGAAATCTAAACTTCCTGTTTTTAAATCTGGTCCAAATACATATATTCCACTTAATTCAGGAGCTACATAAACGCTTCCAGTTTCAAAATATGTACTATTCGAATCGTTTCCACCAAAATTTAATTCTAATTTATAAAAAGAACCAGTTGTATTAACCAAATCTAAAGTAAACTCACTTCCAGATATTAATGTTGCTACAGAATCAATACTACCAGAAGGTCTTATTCTAAATTCAATACAATTTGGATAATCCAATGTTGCACCTACACTATGCCAAGGAACTATTACACTTGATTCTTTATGTAATGATATTGCCGCCGTTCTATCATCAAAAGTAAATTTTGAACTGCCACCCTTTGTTGGGTCTTGCGGTCCACCAAACTCCATTATTGTCAACATAGATTGAGGAACTCCATAACAAGCCATAATAGCTTTCATAGCTCTAGCAGTACCTTTATGTTTCAATAGGTATGGTAAGTTATTTAGGATTCTTCTCCAAACTTCATCGTTTGCATCTGCTAATGGCATTCCATATTTTTGGAAACCATCTTTGTAAGTACCAAACGCATACTCCCATATTAATTCAGAATTAAATGCTCTTTTAGCATTCCAACCAAATGATTCCAATAAAGAATGAACCAAATTATTTGAGAATCCATTTACTTGCTTATGCTCTAACACTTTAGTCTTTGATAAATTATTTATATAAACCCAAAGAATATCAAAGTGGTGTCCTATCATATCTAAAAATACTAAGAAGTCATTATTGTTATAATCTTCTTTTATAAATTCAGGTATATTGTTTACTAAATAATTTGGGTTATATTTATCATATTCTGAAGATAAATCTATTAATGAATTATACCATGCTATTGTAATTGCATGTGTTGTTGCTCTTAATTTATAATATGGTAATCCAGTTATTGGATTCGCTTCTGCTGTTTTTGGGTATGCTAAATTGTTTGTTGATTTGTATAAGAAATTTTCAAATCCATCAAACCCTCTAATTAAAGAATTTATAGTATCCAATACTTTTTTAGCTTCGCCAGCTTGAGATACACCAGCAAATTGTTGAATTTCCCATTGAATATCAAATAGGCCATCTTCGGTAATAGTTTGATATCCATCTTGCGTTAATAATCCACCATCAAATGCGCCGTATGGTGGAATAAATGTTGGTGATATTAAACCTTCATATTTTTCTTTATAAGTTTCTAATAATTGTATTTTATAAAAGAAATTGTTTGCTCTTTCTTCTACAGAACTAAAATTTGTGAAATTTGAAAATGTATAATCAGACCCACTAACATATTGTATATTTAATTTAGTAGTATCTATACCACTACCTTCTAAAAATCTAGTTACTAAATCATTTGATGTAGTAGAACCACTAGCTATTAAATCATCATAAACTTGATAAGCAATACCATTACTTTGTTCTAATGTAAAATTAGGGCCTTTTAATGGATTACAATATATTTCATCAATACCATTAATAGTTATTGTTTCAACTATTGGTTGTGATTGTAATTTAGAAATCCAAACTTGTTCATTTGGTTGGATTGATGTAGGTAATGGTTCGTATAACTTTAATATCAAAGAAGCTTCACTACCAACCCAAGTTGTAATTACTTTTGTATCACCATTACCAATATGTAATAAATGAGTTAAATATTTTGATGTTTCGTTTTCAAAAATTTTAGAATCAAATTGAGAAATAAATCCATCTGCAATTCTACTAATAGCAACATTTCTTGGTATTGTTAAATCTCCTTTATCAAACTTAATATTAATAAATTCCTCCTTACCAACTACAACTTTATATCCACTTTCGTTATATGGTACTAATTTTAAAGTAATATTTATTATATCATCAGTTTCAGAAACTTGAGTACCATCTAATTTTAATAACTCTTGAAAATTTAAATTTACTGCACCGGCCGCAGTTGCTCTTATAAATCTATCACTACCAACTTTATATATCTTTACATAATCCGTATTTACAGATTCATAACTTATTACAAAATTTACATCAGTTCCAACAAAATCTGGTCCTTTTAATAATGATGGATATTTTATATTTCTAATATCAGGTACACCAACATACTGCTCACTATTAACATTTATTGTCAATTCAAGCTTCTCACCATCACCATCCGCATCTGAAGGTACTAATATTAATTTATAGTTTCCAATTGTAGAAAATGCTTTAGCTGGAATAATAATTACTGCACTTTTTGATTCCGCCGATGGACGATTAAAAAGCGATACTCCTGATGTAGCTAAATTTGAAAATGTAAATGTTTGATTATTTATATAAGCAGTAATTTTTGATGTATTACTACTTTTACTTAATCCTATCGGATAATCTGCTTTTGAATTTAAATTGTATTTTCTATTTGGCTCTGCATTATTTAATGCTAATGTTGGTTTGGTTACTATTTTTGTTACAAATATTTCAGAAATAATACCAATATTATAATTTGCATTATTTAAATCAATTGTGGTGGATAAACTATCTTCATTAGATTTAGCCTCTAATGTTTTTTCTTTATATACATCAGATTTTACATTTATAGTTTTAATTCTATAATTTTTTAAATCAGCTGATTGTATAATAGCTTTACCTCCATCTGGCATTGCTATTTTATTATTTCCGCTTTTTAATACTATTGTTTCTCCAACAGTTAATACACCTTCAGAATTTACTATATTAGTTATTACACTAACAGATGCATCAGGACCATTTAAATCAATTACAGTAAATTTTAATAATGGTTCGGGTGGTATTATTTTCTTTTCTAGTTTAAATAAAATATTATTTGAATATTGACTATCACTAAAAGTTTTATACGATTGTTCAAAATCATTTACATAATGCTTTATATTTATGGTATATAATGATTCTGCGGAATATTCTAAACTAGCTATTGGAATGTTTGGTAAAGAAGTATAAAGATTTTCAGCATCCATACCACTATTATTTCCCAATACCTCAGCTGCTGTATTATAATTTGGATTTTTATTATAATTTGGATTTGTTACTAACGATACTACATATCTTTCATTAGAAACATATCCATCTTTTTTTAATGTAATTACAGTATCTCCATTTAATAATAAATCACTAATTACTACTGTAATAGAATTATTTGTTTTTTTAGATACGGGTTCACCATTTACGATAATATCAGCATCGTTTACATTTGAATTTACATTTATAATGTATGATTGATTTGATAATACAGTATTTGGTGTGTTTGTTAATATTACATTCCCACTACCAGCAGACGTTATACTACCACCACCACCTCCGGTTACAACTTCATCATCAATTATTATATCTTCTACTGGTCTCATTTTTTTATTTTTCAGCTATCATATTACGTCTAGTTGCAACCAATTTTACTTGTCCAGTTCTTTCATCAATTTCAAGTCTTCCAGTATCGTTACCACCACCACCTCTACCGCCGCCACCCCCTCCGCTATCAGGTGGAGGTATATAATCCGGCTCACCATCAGGTGTTATTATTTTAATATCTATTGGCTCTTCCTCTGGTAATTCTTTTTTAATTTCTTTTTCTAATTCTAATTGAACATCCGTTTGTGTTAATTTTTTTGATTCACCTGCAGTTACAACCGGAGATGCGGTATCTACTAATGTATCAGATTCCAATGATTGTAGTACATTTCCCACTGTATCCATAGATTCATTTATCCCAGAATCAAATGTTGTTGATGTTTTAATATCTTGCTTTGATAAATAATATTCTATTGTACTAACTAAAATTGTTTTACAAATTTCTATAATTTCATTTTTTGATAATTCAATTTTTGTTTTTTTATTACTAGGTTTACCATAATTTATATTTTTTAAATCAGATATTCTATTTGTAAATTCATATGTTGAAGCTTCTAAAAATTTATTATGTATTGTTGTTATAAATGTATCAAAATTTTTTATTTTAAATTCACCAATCATTTTGTTCAACCACTTTTCAGAATACTTTCTTTTCATAAATGAACTTATTGTAGTTGGTGTAATTGCTTCTACAAAATTAAAAGAAGAATTTATAGTATCATCTCTAAATTCACCACCCATCATAAATAAAGAAAATCTATCTTCCAATTCTTTGTTTATATTATTTGCATCTCTTATAGGAAATAATCTAACTTCTGTTCTGGATGGTGATATTTCGGATATCCAAAGTTTATCATTATTTATCTCACTTCCAACTCTTTTATTAATAAGAGTTATTTGTGTTTTAAAATTTCCATTATTATATCCAGCTTCTCTTAACAATCTTTCAACATCTATAAAATATTCATTTGGTAATTTATATTTTTGAAATTCAGTACCTTCTGCTATTAAAAAATAATCTTTTATATTATCAGTTGTCAATGGTATATATCTAACTAAATTACCATCTTTTTGCGGTAGTTGATTATCATTTATATCATATATAATAAATTCAATACAATCGTTTTGTCCTAATCCAAAAAAAGACTGAATATCTCCGTTTTCAAATATTTTTCTATCATTTGAATTAACACGATATCCTTTGTTATCTAATATTTCTTTGAATGTTTTTATTGCCATTTTTTATTTATTATGCGTGATTAAATAATCTAAATGTAAAATCTTTATTTTCGGTTTTTGTACCATCCGATATGATTATACTAAATGTAAATACATACTCTGTTTGTTTTGAGTGTGAAAATATACCACCACCATGTTGCCCTTTAAGCGTTTTCATATATGCTGATGGTACTTTCATTTCAAATCTTTTAGTATCTCCAGCTTTTATTTTAACAGGTAATGCGAATCCAAAATCCCAAATAGATTGATTAACTGCTCCGGTGAATTTAATATCAACACTTATTTCTTTTTTACCAGTCAATCCAGACGATGCAATTACTTCAAAATATGTTCTATATGTTTTTGTAAAAGGGTCACCACTTGCTGCAAATTTTCCGGCAGTAGATGTTGAACCATAACCAGCGCCATAATCAGCTGCCATCATTTGTGGAGTAGTTTCTTTTGAAGGGTCACCTTTATCAAATAATATACTTGCTAATTGTCCACTTGAAACTGCTCCTGCTGCTATTGATTGTTCTTTTGCAGATGCTGCTGTTCTTAACGCACTCAACTCTTGCTCCAATGATTGGTTTCTAGCATATAAAGATACTCTTTGAATTGCTTCAGATGTACCTTTTTGAATTGAATTTTGTAATTCAGTAATAGTACTTGAAATTTTTGTTGTTAATTGCCCAGTTTGATTTTGTGATGCTGCTAAATTTAAATCTTTTAAATCCAATTGCACTTTTAAACTTTCTGATACAATTTCCACATCTTGCACCTTTGCTCTTAAATCTAATACAGTTCTATTTAAAGTAACTACTTGCGCAGTTAAATCAATTACCGATTGAGTTGCTTCATTGTATATTGGTCTTGGAACTCTATCATCAAATGGTGGTGGTTCTGGTGGTAGTAATTCAAAAATTCTAGTATCAATAGATTTAACTAATTCTACTTCATTGTATTTTGGTTTTACTAATTTTCCAGAAATAACACCATCTTCATTATTAGTTTGTTCAAATGTATGGACACCAAAAGGATTTTTACTAGTAATTGCGTTTGAACCACTAATTAAAAGTTCACTTATTAATTGTTCATTTTGTAGTCCTGTCTTTGCCATTATTAATTTTTAACTAAACTAAATGTAGTATCATTATCAAAGTATTCAACACTTCCGTTATTATCTATCTTAAATTCTATTTTGTAAACTCTATTAGCTTCCCAATTTGAAAAATTAACTTTTATATAATTTCCATTAGAGTCACAACTAACTTTAGAATAATTACTAAATGGAATTATAATATCATTTGATGCAAAATCTTTTATTTGATAATATGTTGTAGTTGGTAAATATTTTGAAGTTGAATATCCAAATGTATCTGAAAATGTTTTTATCGGATATAACTCTCTACCAAAAATTTGTATCTTTGCAATAGTACCTACTTTATATTCTTTTTTCAAATTAGTTACACCAACTTTAATATCATTTGCAGTTAGTGCTGCTAATGAACCAGTAGAAAATACTGAATCATCCCAACCTATTCTTATTTTTGGTTGATATATAGTATGCGTTTCCTTACTAAAGAATTTTAAAATACCATAATCAGCAGTATCACTTTCGTTTGTATTTGAGTATTTTAAAATAATACCATCATTTATTACAGAACCACTTATGAAAGCTCTTAACAATGATATTACATTCATATTAATATCGGTAGTTTGGTAACTAAATGTTTGAGATGCATTATACGATGTGTACCATGTTCCACCACCTCCATTATTAATACTAGCGGTTGTATTTGTTGCAAAGTTATTTTCCAACCACTCTAACGAACTATCACCCTCTCTATAATTCCAAGTTACACCTTGCGTTGATATATTATCAAATCTAGTACCAGTACCCATTTCCCAACTTCCAGAAATTGGATTTGCATATATAGTATATTCTAATGGAATTTCTTCACTTTTAGTTTCTTTTAGTATTAATTCAGCTGCGCTCATTGAAATACTATTATTAGAAATTGATGCTGATATGTATCCTACATCAAATTTAAGTAGAGTATGTGATACATCTTTGATGTTTCCATAATACACTTTACTTATTTCCAATATCTCATCTAAACCAGTATTTTGATTTGGCTGTTGTAAGTAAACCGATGCATCTTTTGATGCTGTTAAAAAATAGTATGCCATTATTTTACTCTTCCTTTTATGTCTGCATCAGGAAACTTAATTTCAAAAATTGAAGGGTCTAAAGATGGATATACAATCTTATCTTTAGTTGCCGCATCTATATTATATGAATTTGAAGAATACTTTCCAGCACATTTGTTTGTTATTATAACTTTTGGAACTGATGAAACTCCTTCAACATTTGCTATTAATAATTCAACTTCGCTCAAGTTAATAGTTTGATTAAAAGACCAATTATTAATATTAAAATAATCTTTTAACTCAATTATACATTTTGTCAATACTTCACTTTTATTATAGTTTCCAAAAACAACTATTTCAAAATCAATACCTATATTAATTACAAATCCATCATTAATATTAATACCATCTGTTAATAATCTATATTCATTTAAATATGTTTTAAGATTTTCCTTAACTGCTCTATTAAGATTAGTAATATTACCATTAACATCATATCCTAACAAATATAAATTAATTGCAAATGGATTATTTTTTTCATTTTCATTTGCAGTTTTACCAATTAAATATTTAGTAATATCTGCTTTTACACTTCCTTCAGTTGGTTCTTGAGAATCTGGCTTTTTAACAAATCCCATAACCAAATCAGTAAACTCTTGTAAATGGTTAGGCGATGCTAATATTGATGCCGGTGAATTATTATCCAAAGTACCATCTGCCACAGCGTAAGCTTTAGCAATACCACCATACTTTGAAGGTAATGATAATACTCTAATTTGATAATCTTTTGCAGTTACGGCCCTATTCTGAGCCCCAAAGTTTGCTAATGAGTTTTGTCTAATTTCTTCTAATGTTTCACCATCTCTACCTCCAGTAGCTGGAATTTCATTATCAACAGCTACAGAATTTTTTATAGTATTGTATGTTACTCTATCCGCATTATTGAAAGATGATATATCATCATCAAATTCTATTCCTGTTATTTTTGTTAATTGCCCTTGCGATATATTAGATGCAACGCCACCACCAACATAATACTTTACAGTTATTGTTGTATTTGATGGAGATGTACCATATGTTTTTGTTTTTAAGAAATTGGTTGGGTCAAATGATTCTTCCAATCTACTAATAGAATTGGGTAATCCCAATCCAACATTTTTAAGATTTGGAATTAATTGTTCATCCGATGCAGTTGGGTCACCAGCTCCGAATTGAATAGTTGTTGTACTATCTTGATTTATTTTAGTAGTAAATCTTTTTGGAGTCTTAATTGTTTTTAGAATATATGGTACTGTTGATTTAAATTGATATAAATCTTGGTCATTAGCTTCTGTGTTTGGATAATCTATAAACACCATTTCTTGTGCTAAATAAGGAACTTCATAATATTTTTTACCATTTGAATCTCTAACATCATATATAGAAATTATATTAGTATCTGCTAAATCAATTTTTTGAAAAGATTCATAATCACCAAAAGATACTTCTTTTTGTTTTACAACAGCAGATATTACCTGTACATATTTTTTTATTAAATAGAATAATGGTTCTCCAGTATTTGCATCTCTTTCATACACAGTAGTTTCTCTATCAGTTGCATCTTCAAAATCAACAAGATTAGTTGTCCTAAATTCAATATCATTAGTTGATTGTACCACTAATCCTTCTTTAATTCTTAAATAAAATTTTGAATCAGGTTTATTATTAAATCCACTTCCAATTGATGGAACTAACTGATATATGGATAATGTAGATATTGCCGGTGCAGTTACTTTTGGTTTATATCCTAAAAATTGTGCTAATGCTAACATACTTTGTTCATCTTCTGCATATGGCATTAAAGATTCTTTTAAAGTATCATCAATATAATATCCTAATACATCACCAATATAAGATGCCATTTCAATAAACATCATACCAGGCGAAGTTTCATTAAAATCAGAATATGTTTTTGGAAAATATGTTTTAGAAAATTCTATAAGATTAGCTCTAAAGCTGGAGAAGTCTTTATTAAGATATTTTATATCCTTTCCTTTATTTTTAAAATTTCTATTTGTAGTGTTTATTGCCATAGTAATTATGCTTGGATGTTAAATGATAGAGTTTCTAAATTAACATTATTTTGTATTCTAAATCTCAAAGAAACATTTACTTGATTACTATCTTTGAATTCATTTGTTTGCTCTATTGATATATCTTCAATTGTTACAAATGGTAACCAAGTTTCCATTGAACTGTTTATTGTATCTTCTATCTTTTGGGCTAAATCTTCATCATTCATTTCAAATAATAATTCTTGCATACCACTACCTAAATTTGGTTGCATTAATCTTTCATATTTTTTAGTAAGTAATAGATTTTTTATATTTGATTTAGTTTGCTCAATTGTTGTAAATGATTGGTTGAAAGCAGTATTACCAATTTGTATAGGCAGTGTTATACCAATAGCATAATCATTATACTTTTCGGTATCTTTTACTAATTTTTGACCTAATACAATTGCCATTACTTCTTTTTAAATCTTTTTACAAGTTCTGAATAATCTCTATTCAATGCTTTATCTATTTCAGCTACTCCGGTATTTACACCTAATCCAGTTGGTTGAGGTCCTTTAGCCATATCACCATAACCCATTTTATCAGCTACTGCAGTTCTACCTGCAATTGAACCCATATCACCTTGTCCAAAATTCATAGTTCTAAACCCACCATCACCTTGTGGTATTCCACCTCTTGTTTCATTTAAGATTTGGTTAATTATTGGGTTTTTGCTGTATTGTTTTGTTGGTACTTCCGTTTGAGCTGCCGATTCTTTAATAGTATCATCTCCCAATATAGCCTTAGCCATTGATATACTCTTTGATACTGGTTTTGGGGCTACCTTTGTTTCAGATAGCATTTTTTTCATTTCAGCCTTCACACCTTCCTTAATTAAAGCAGGTAATTGCTCTTTAAGCTCCTCTTTAATCAGAATTTGAATGGCTTCTAATAGTTTATCCATGTCCATAATATTCTATTGTTTGTTTGTTATGTTTATAAATATTTAAATTAAGTATTTTTGAGATTTAACCTATTTGGATATATTATAAATGCCTTGAAGTGTTGTTTCTGATGTAATTGTGTATCCCTGTCCTTTAAAATAATTAATTACAAAATTAGTATATGCTGTTGGGTTATTAGTACTTTTATACCATTTTCCGTTTTTATCTTTGCTCATAACAGGTGCATATGTTGATAGATATTTAAATAATGAATATGTTGTTTTATAATATGGAGATGTTCCTTTAAATACCCTTCCCAATACTTTATTCCATTGAGCCGCTATACCAGCCTCTAAAGTGTCAAATTTTCCAATATTAATACCATCTGTACCAACGTTGCCAGGATTATTTGTTTTAAATGATAGTGAACCTGGGTAATATCCTTCCATCATAGCTTGTGCTGCCATCAATACTCGTATTCCTTTTGGTTTATCTATGTGTACTTTTTCCATTGTTGGTACATATATTTTTCGTATTGTATCAGATGGACTTAAAGCTTTTCCTTTATATCCACTATAATCTATACTTCCATCAAAATTTGGGTTATTTTGTTCAGATTCAGATATTTTACCCGGTATATATAATACTGTATAATCTGGACCCTCTAATGCTAATGATTCTCCCGAATCAATATCACTACTATTTAAATCAAAATCATCTTTCGTATTTGTTGTTTGTACAACTTTTAATGTTTCTCCTCCTAAAATCCATGGTGGTTTTGGTATATCATCTAAATCGATAGTAATGTTAGCTGATAGTTTTACTGATATTGGTGATGGGTCTATGAAATATCCCGTCCAATTTAATATAGCAGGACCAGGTGTTGCATATGGTGGATATAACGAATTTGTAATAATAAATCCAGTAACCGTAGCTAAATGTGTTTGTGCATAAAATATAAAAATATCTACTAATGTTTGTGGTATTGTTGTTGGTGGAATTAAAAATGCAGGTTTCCATACACCGGGAGTCATTACCATATTATAATAAACTCCAATATTTTGAATGGTGCCAGGTGCAGGGATTATTGGTATTGGAAATTCATTTAAAGCTGCAGAACTCCAATATGCAATCACACCACCACCCATAGCGCCAACCAAATCATATGCTACTGTTGATAGTTGTCCTTGTTGTAATGCAAATTTAAATAATGTTTTCATCATTTCTACATTACCCTTCTTTACACTGGCCATACTAATAACATCCATTCCCCTTTTTATACAAGCATCATATTCTTCCGCATATGTTTTAGCTACCAAATCTATATCACCAATTGCTTGTGGATTTTCACTTAATCTAACTATATTTTGTTTAAATGTTACCCAAGACATTTTACGATAATTGAGTTCTTTGACTTAAAATACTATTCAATTTAGATTTAACTTTACCAAAATCGGGAGAGTTTACAGGTCCTAATGCCGATGGGCCTGAAGGTGTTAAAAATTGCATTGCTCCTATTGTATCTATTAGTTCTGATAATATATCTACTAATTGTTGTCCTTTTACCATTGGTTCTAAATCCACACTACCAAAAAACATTGTACCATTTCCAGTTACAAAGTTTATATCCCTATCATTTGTTATAATATTAATATTATCACCAACACTTATATCAATACCACCTTGGTTATCAATTGACATTGAACCATCTGATATAAATCCATAATTCTTTTTTGAATAGAATAACATTTCACCACTTTTAGCAGATAATATTATTCTTCCAGAATTTAAAAGTAACTGGTCACCAATTAATTTTGTTGGATAATCTTCAAATGATTCTGGTTTTGTTTTAAAATCTCCTTTACCTTTATCATCCACTGTGCCTGGTATAAACCCTAATTGGTGTTCTCCAGATGTTAAAGCTATTATAGTACCATCCAAATTCACATCTTCCTCTACACTTTGTGTTTCTCCTAATTTTATATTATTAGATGATTCTCTATTTCTTATTATTATAGTTGGAGAAAACTTATTTTTTGCATTATTAAATCCAGAAAATCTAATTGATTGGCCGAATCTACTTTCTATTAAACTATCACCTTCATATAATTTTAATTTATGTATATTTTGTTGAGATTCATAATACTTACCAAACACATTATACAAAGATGAATTACTTTTATTTGTTTTGGGAATATTAGTATCTAATCTTTGTTGATATTCTTTAGATTGATTAGTATTTTCTTTTTTTTCTGGAAAATTATTAGATATAGCATTTTTAACTGCTGATATTGTTGGATTGTATTCTTGTGTAATTCTTTTATAAAAATATAATCCGGGACTACTTTCATGTATTTCCACAGATTCATTTATAATTGGTATATTTTTAAAATTTTTATCAAATGGATATGCTATTGGCAATTGAGATACATCAGTAATTATATTATTTTTTTTTCTGAATTTAATAGCTCCTATTAAAGAACTATTTGTTGCTAATGGATGCGAATCATCAATAATAATATCATAAACAATAGCTACTGTTCCTGATTTATTTACAAATTGGGATTCTAATATTATTGAATCTGATGAATCTATTGATATACTGTTTCCTAGTCTAGCCGAACTTAAACCTCCTCCCATATTATTTCATTTTTTGTTTTAATTCATCTAATTCAAATTCTAAATCATCAACTCTTTCAACTTGCTCTTTTGTTTCTTCTAAATCTTTAAGTAATT